CCCGCCTCCTGGACCCATCCCTCGAGGGCCTTCCGCTCGTGGGGCCCGGTCACCTGGAGGACGAACAGGCACTCGACCTGGTTGAGGGCGTTCTTGTTCACCGACTGCGGCCGCTGCGTGACGAGGGTGCAGCCGATCCCGTAGTTCCGGCCGAGCCGGACGATGTGCTCGTACGCCCCGACCATCCGCGCCTCGTCGTGGCCGACCCGCTCCGGGATGAGGAGCTGCGCCTCTTCGACGAACAGGTGCATGGCGGTCCGCTGCTTCTTCTTCAGGTGGAGCAGCTCCTCGGCGAACTCCCAGGCGAACCGTTTCCGCTCGTGGATCCGGAAGCTCGAGATGTCGAGGACGGCGGAGATGTTCTTCTCGACGATCAGTTTTGCCAGCCGGGGCCCGCTCTCCGGGGCGATCGGCACGTCGCCGTGGTCACCGCCCAGGACGAAGATCTCCTTCCCCTTCGACTTCCCGTCGGCGCCGACCCTCAAGCCCCACCAGTTCCCCACGACGTCCAGGCATACGACCTGCGCGCCGGCGTCGAGCATCTGCTCGGCCATCATGGTGGCGAGGTAGGTCTTCCCCGCGCCCTTCCGGCCGATCGCGCCGAAGGTCTGCGTTACGCAATCCAGCGGGAGGGACAGGCCGGAGGCGATGCGGATCATGCCTTCCTCTCCAGCCGGTCGATTTCCGCAGCGATCAGGGCGCCGGCGATGGCGAGAGACCGGATGCGGTCATGCTTCTCGCGCTTGTCCCAATCGGGGTGCCACGGCCACCATTCGGAAGTTTCCGCCTGCCAATGGTCCGCATATGTGGGCATCTTGTTCAGTGCATAGCAGGCTGCGGCGATCGTGAGTTCTCCTTGGTCGTGCTGCGCGTCATGCTCCGGCGTCCATCCTTCCTGCTCGGTCTGCCGCTTTCGCTCGGCGGCGATCATCTCGATTCCCTTGCTCATCTCTTCACCTTCCTCTTGGCGAGCTCCACCCGCACGGTATGCGCCACCCCTCCGTCGAAGTCCTGCCGGGTCGCCCATTCCAGGTAGTCCGTAGGCACCTCACTCCACGGCTTCCCGAAGTGCTTCCCCATCGGCACGCGGGGGAGGAGGGGAGGTTCCGAGCTCCACGTCACGAGTTGCTCGATCGGAACCAGTTCGAGGCATCGGATCAGGATCCGCGCCGTCACGTGGCAGTCGGGGAGCGCCCGGTGCGGCGGCATACCGGCCTCGCCGGGGTCGCAACCGGAGACAAAATAACGCAGGACGCTGTTCGTGTGCTTCGGACTATCTGGCCACAGCCGGAGCGCGCACTTGTACGTGTCGATCCAGCGGGACCCCTCCGGGTTGAAGAAGGACTTCTCGAAATCGGCGTTGTGGGCGCAGTAGATCCCGTCGCATGTGATTGTGAAACGTGCTTCATCCCAAGGGCACCCGCTGAACACTTCCTTGTCCGAGATGTGGTGCGCGGCTCGGGCCTCGACGCTGACCGGCCGCTCGGACCGTACGATCCTCGACCAACCCGACCCGTCGATGTAGAGACTGTCTATCACGTCCACGTACGCCGCCTCGATCACGTCCGCTTCGGGGGGGAGGCCGGTCGTTTCGAAGTCGATGACCCGGATCATGTCGGCGCCACCACTTCGGCCGTCCCCTTCTCCTTCTTCGCGCGGATCCGGGCGCGAAAGAGCCCTCGGACCGCCTCGCCGAGTTCCTTGTCGCTGGCGGTGTCGAGGACCACGACGGGCTTGCCGTGATCCTCGAGGCTGCCGTCCTTGTCGATCAGCAGCTGGAGCACGTAGGCGTTTCCGACTTCCGACACGCCGACCTTCTTCTCCAATGGATTCTCCTTTTTCGTGGCCGGCGGGGTTGGCGGCACCACCGACCGTTACACAGCCGCCCCTGCGTTCCCCCGGCAACGTATGAGCGCGGGGGGAAGGGGTTATCTTCCCGTCGATCTACGCGCTGTCTCCGGCCATGTCTTCACGCCGGGGCAGGAGAAGGACGCTTTCTGGGCGATCACGGTGCGCCGGATGGCTACCTCGTCGGCCTGTAGATATGTCAGCGGGGCCTTCCCGGACGCTACCGCGAGGACGAGAGCTCGTAGGTCCATTACCTCGCATTTCCAGTTCGTGACCTCCGCGCTTCCTGCCAGCTTCGGCGGGGGAGGGGGCGCCGGGACGAATATCGGAGTGACGATAGCCTCCTGGATGATGGCGGCGGCTTCCTCCTTCTCGCCGGCGGCTTCCGCTTCGGCGGCGGCACGGAGGGCGGCTTCCTCGGCCTCCTTGCGGGCCTTCGCCTCGGCGACCCGCCGCTCCTCCTCCCGGCGCTTCCGGTCCTCCGCATCGAACCGCATGATCTCCCGGTTGACGATCCCCCCCGCCTCCACGATGGGGGCCTCGGCGGCGGTCTTCTCGGCGACCAGTCCTGCGCGGGTAGCATCTGCCGCCATCTTTGCGGCCTTCGCCCGGTCGATATGGGGATCGAACACGGCGGCGATGCGCTTGCGGGCCTCCCGGCATTTCAGGAAGAAGGCGTTCGCGGCCTCCTTCGTGGCGTAGTCGGATACCACGATGGACCGCGCATTGTCGGGGAGGGCGAGGGCGAGGGACTGCGCTTCCTCGCGCTCCGGGGAAATGTCGATGGTGCGGGCCTCAGAAGGGGGCATCATCTTTGGCCTCCTGAGCCGGGGCGGGAGCCGGAGTCGGCATCGCCTCCTCATCCATGTCATCGAAGGTGGAAAGGGCGGCTTTCCCTATATTCGAGGCGTCATACCCGGCCCTTTCGGTTGCGCGACCATTTGTGGGATCGATCCCGACGAGATTCCCTTTGTACGGAAGAATAAGGAATCCCTCTTTCATCTTCATAACGATTACCGCCTTCATGCTGCCTCCTTTTTCCATCTGACGACCGTTAAAGCCGCCAAAAAGATTTGATAGTCTCGTTTCATGTCCTTCAGGTTGCAGGTCTTCAGCCGGTACTTCCCGTCATCCTGCAAGCAGAGGACCGCCCCCTGTGTCGCGTGGATGTCCTCGTTCGCTTGGATCAGTTGCTGGTACGCCGCCACCTGTAGCCAGTTCGCCGGAATCGGAACGCCGGACTTGATATCGATCACTACGATCCGGTCGTGCATCCGAACGACGCGATCCGGCGTCCCGGCGAAAAGATGCTGCGCGTGGTAAAGCGGCTTTTCCGAAACGATAATTTCCGGGCGGCAGTCCTCGATGAACCGCTGGTAAGCTTCGCAGAATGGAACGAGGACCGGATCAAGCTCGGTCCAGTCCAGCGTCCCCCGGTCGATCATCTCGGATGCCGCGTGGATGTATTTCCCCCGCGTCATGTACCACTCGTGTGAGAAGCGGTAATCCGTCAAGCCCGCATCCCCAAGGATCTCCGTCACCGACTCCAAACGGCGATCGCCGAGGAAGTATTCGTGGTTCTCTGCGTCGAAGCGGAAGGTCACGCCGCGCTCTCCTTCGTCGCCTTGTCGAACTGTTCCTTGGCCTTCGAATGGAATGCCTTCAGCGGAGACCATTCCCCGCCGCCCTTCTTCGGCATGGAGAACTTGATGGCCGCGAAATCGGACTCGCCGAATTTCCCCTCCTTGTTGACGGTGAGGGAATAAAGAATTTCCTCCGGCTTGAGTCCGCTCACTTCGCCGATCACCTTGCACATCGCCTCCAGCTCGGAGCGGAGTTCCGCTTCAGGCTTCTCGGGTTCTGAGGATGCCGCCCCTTTCTCTTGCGGGGGCTTTACCTCGCCCTTCTTTTTGTACTCGACCTTCCCGAGGACATCCCCCTGCTTGATCCCCGCGAACTTCTCCAGGTCATCCCACGTCAGGTTGCGGATGCCGAGAAGTCGGGTGATCCCGTTCCCGAGGAGGTTCGTCAGCGCGGCCATCTTCACGTCGCGCCGGTTGTCGCGTTCATCGACGGTCTTCTCGCGGTCGAGTCCTCCCTCCTTCTTGTAAAGATTCTGCTTGAAGAAGGAATCCTTCGAGCTGCGCGACCCTTCGACCTCGATGGACCGCCCGCCCATTGTGAACCGCCCCTGGAACGTGTAGGTGTAGTGGCCATCGGCCTCCGTCTCGCAGAGAGGCTCCGGCGTCAGGAAGCTCCACGACACGTTGAAGAGGTTGGCGATCTTCTCGGCCCCGCTCACCTGGAGGTACGGATTCCCCTGTTGGTCGGTCCAGTCCCGGGGGTTCGTCACCTTCAGGGCGAGCTGCTTGATCTTGATTACCGCGTCGATCCTGGCCTCGGCTGTCCGCGCGACCGCGATGAGGGTGTCATCGGCGAGTGCGGGAAGGTCATCGTTCACTACCCTTGCAATTTCTCCGCTCATACTTTTCCTCCTCTGTTTTGTGCGTCTCTAATTAATGTTTCGCCCCATTCCTCATCCCGCTTTCGTTCCATTTCCATATCTCCCCAATCCTCGCACCCCGGACAGCACCCGCATCCCCTCGGCCCGGGGGAATCGCAATACTCCGACGGCTCCTCCTCCTCGAGCTCGGGAGGGTTCATGATGTGGCGGTCGATCGCGGCGCGAGTGCGGGCGTCGATGCTCACGACAGCCACCCCAACAGCGTCGCCACCGCGACGACGTACAGCCCGAGGACGATGGCCTTGTCGGTGAGGGTCATTTGGTGATCCACTGGATGCACACGGCCAGGAGGATTACGACCGCGGAGATCTTCACCGTGATCGCCGTCCATGGAGTAGGTTGATGCAGCAAAAGATAACTATCCTGGTGCGCCGCCGCCATCGCTCCAGCGGACAGGTAGGCACGATCAACTAAGGTCAACTTGGTAATCATGTGGTCCTCCTTCCGTGGATCACCGCGCCCATGTCGACCAGCTTCTCGCGGAAGGCTTCCTTCTCCGAGGGCGTCATCGGCGCGAACCCCTTTGCGGCGGCCTCGCGGAAGTCGGCGTCCAGCGGGCGGGAGCCGCGGTGCTCGCCCGGGACTGTCGCCTCGGGATGCCGGTACAGGGCGTTCTCGGGATCACCGTGCGGGTGGATCAGGAAACGAGGGCAGCCGTAGGCTTCGGCTGTTTCCTTTCCGTGAGCGATCGCTATCGTAAGGGTGCCCAAGAAATAGAAGGCGTCGACAAGAGCGCCGTCTGCCTCTTGGAACACGATGGACAGATCAAGGTATGGGTCGCGCTCAGCGTCGAGGACCTGCTCCCGGTCGAGCGCCGCATCCTCTGGGCTCTGGTGGCATGGGGAGCACATCGGGTGGAACTTGCCGCAGCGGTAACAATCTCCGTCGACTTTCGCCATCGTCGTGTCTCCTTTCAGGTCCGACGGAACGCGCGCCGACCGTCGCCCCGGGCGGCTTGCGTAGCGTCGTAGGCGTCGGCCAACATCAGGCCCGCCATGTTCTGGACATCGAGCGTGGGACGGTAGTTACCCGCGGCGTTGAGCAGGTCCTCGAAAGATGCGGCGGTATGCAGATCGCGGGTGATGCAGTCGAGGACATCGCGGTCGATCATTGCGATTTTTGCCATCGCTTTTCCCTCCTTTTCTGTTGTCGCTAACAGAAAGATAGCGTACCGTCGAAACCTTGTCAACAAAAAGTTAGCGGTGGAGAGAAAAAAATATTGAGGGGATTAGCGGGGTGTCCGGAAGGTAAGCGAATCCTGGAAGAATATCACCTTGGCACTATCGTCTGGTTCCTGGTGCCCCATGAAGTTCCGGAAAATGACACGGCGGGGGTGGAAGGCTGGGTCCAGGTCCATGATCCATTCCTCTTCCTTCGTACTCAGCAGCTCATTGGGGATCCCATCGGCCCGCGCGTCGGACCTCCAGATGATCGTGCGGGGTCTCCCCCATGCGGCCTCAACCATCTCCTTCCTCATGCCGATCCGCAGGCGCTTCGCCCCGACGCTGTTGCAGATCACGTTGTCCCAGGCAGGGTAGGCGCCATGGATGATCGACCCCGCGGAGGATAGGGGGATCGCCCGGGCGGCCGCAAGGTTCTCGGCGGATACCGACTTCTTCGGGAGGAAGAAAAGCACGTAGGCAATCGAGGAGAGAAACGCGACGAACAGGAGGGCTGCGACGAATTGACCGGCCCGGAAGCCCTTCACCCGATCTTCCTCACGAGCTGCACCACCTTGTAGAAGCGATAGTCCTTCGCATCCTTGGCGTGAACGAGGAGCGTCTCGAAGTCCGGATTCATTGGGGACAATATAATCCGGTTGTCGGTCTTTTTGAACCTTTTAATTGTCTTCCCCGGGGGTCCGCAAGCGAGCACCACGTTGCCGTCTTCGACCCGCTTGTTCGGCTCGATCAGCAGCGCATCCCCGGGCTTTATGTCCCCGCCGATCATGGAGGTTCCGCGAACGATGATGAAGAAAGCGTTCTGATCGTTCGATCGGGAGGGGAGATACCGGTCGGCCGTCCCGGCGGGGAAATCGAGATCTCCGGCGTCGAGCCATTCCCCGGCCTGCGCCTCGTTGATCACGGGAATCATCCGGGCGTCGAGCTGCGCTGTGAAGCCCGCGAATCCGCCGCTGATCCCGGTGACTTCCTCGGGCGTGGCCTTGTAGCGGTCGCAGATCGCCCGTAGCATGTCCGTTGTAAGGCGGCGCTCTCCGTTCTCGATCATGGACATATTGCTCGACCAGAGCTTCGGTATCGCCTTGGCGAAATCTGCCTGGCTCATCCCTTTCGATTCCCGGAACTTTTTCAGGTGAGCCCCTACGACCGCCCACTCCGGCCTGATTTTCTTCTCTTTTTCCATAAACGAAATGTTTTCTTTTTCGCGGGGATAAATCAATGGCGATATCCCTCCTGAAAATATACTTGACATACCGCTAACGGATTGTTAGCGTTCGTTTCGGAGGTGACCGGATGCAGATCGAACTCTCGAAGCAGGAAATGGAGAAGATCCAGGAGGAGTCGGCCCGCGAGGGTCTCGGGAAAGACGGGAAAGGATTCTCCGCCGAGTACTTGATCATGGTGAAGAACGGCAACCGGGAGGTTTCCAAGGCGCTGGCGCCGATCATCTCCCGGGTGACGGGGCGGTACTCGGTCATGTATCTCCTGTACCCGGCCAACGGTGGGAAGAAAGCGTCCAACGAATGAGGCGGCGGTCTCCATCGCCTCTCTTTTTTGCCACACGTCCCACCGGCGCTGACAGGAAATAAACTTTCCGGAGGTTTCCGCAGACCGTGAAGCCCGCCGAATCAAGCCTAAGACTCCCGTTCCGCGAGAAGAAATTCCGCAACCTGAAAGAGGCCATGAGGCACGGCATTTACAGCCGCCCCGGTGGGAAGAATGCCGAGACGCTGGCGATGGAGGCCGGGCTCGACCGCCTCTCCGACCTGTCCCGCTACGTTGGCGACAACCCCGACGATCCCCGCGGCCGCTTTCTGGACATTTTCATCCCGCTACTGATCGCCATGGGGGAGAAGGGCGTCGAGGTCCACGACTACGTCGGCGAGGAGATCCGCGCCGCGCAGGAGAAGGGCCGCGAGGACGATGAGGCGGCGGCGAACAGGATCATCGTGGAGTACGGCCCCGCCGTGTTCGAGGCGCTGAAGGTCAAGGCGGCGAAGCGCTGATGGGATGTCCTTACATCCACAAGCCGCAAGCGTGCGCCAAGCGGCAGGAATGGACGACGCCGGCCCCAAGTGACTGTAGGGCTTGCGACCGCCGGGGGCGGCCGGCGACCCCTTCCGAACCAGAGGATCCTCCCGTAACGTCTCGCCCGAAACCCGAAACGATCACCCCGATAAAGGAGAAGCCGATGCCGAACAAGATGACGCCGAAGGAGAGGTGCCTCGCGCTGCTTACACGGAACGGGTCCGCTTCTCCGAGCCTGATGATGCAGCGTTGCCACATCGCCTCGGAGGATCTGAAGGTGATCGTCGCCGCGGGGGAGATCAAGGTGTGGCCGTACCGCGGCAGCCGCCAGAAGATGACGTCGATCTACACGCTTCCGGACGCCAAGGATCCCCGGACGAAGGAGATGCTCGAGGGAGGAGTCGCGAAGTCGGAGAAGAAGGTGGCGCCGGCGAAACCCGCGACGCCCCGTGTCGCGCGCGCGACGGCTCCTGTCGCGAAGACCGCGCCCTCGAACGGCGGCAGCCCCCTCACCGCCGCGATCGCCGACCTCGAGGCGCGGCGCACCATCGCGTTGGACCAGGTGGAGAAGTTCGACCGCGCGCTCGAGACGCTGCGGGCCCTGGCGTGAACGACGAGCGGGAAAAGAAGTGTACCCGCTGCGGCGAGTATTGGCCCGCGGACGAGGAGTTCTTCCGGATGCTCCATCGGTACGGCAGCCACTCGCTGGCCTCGTGGTGCCGGGCCTGCGAGACCGAGCAGAAGGCGGAACACCGACGGCAGCAGGCGCAGGAGGCGCTGGCGTGACCCGCCCGCTCGTTCTCTGGATCACCGGCATCCGCTACCTCCAGGGCGTACCTATGGCCGTGAAGCACAGGCTCCCAGGCGGCAAAGAGGACGAGATCCCCTGGCATGAGGTCAGCCGGGACGAGCGGCAGCAGGCGTACGAGGCGGAACTGTCGAAGATGGGCGCGTGCGAGATGGCGGGGCGCCCAAGGTGAAGTACATCAACCATATGACCACCTCTTCGGACGACGAAAAACACGAGGCGCTGATTGAGAAATGCGGCATGGCCGGATACGGCGCCTACTGGGTTGTGGTGGAGAAGATCGCGGCCCAGATCCGGCCCGAATGTGTATCTACTTCCTTGACCCTTTCCTGGAGAAACTGGGCCAGGCACCTGCGGGTAGATGATGTACGGACGGCGAAATATCTTATTAAAAATATAGCCGAAGTGGGGCTCATCTTACTCGAAATCCGGGAGATCAGCCCCACATCGACGCTCCCTGGCGGTCAAAGTGGGGCTCGTCATCGTTCGATCTCTCACCGATCTGAAAGCGAACTTGCAACGATAGGTGTACCTAACATATTGAAATATGGGGATGAGTATACCAAAAGAGTCGGGATAAAGTCCCGACAAACTCCCGACAAACTCCCGACAGTATCGGGATCCCCGGCCTTACCGGCCTTACCGGCAGTACCGGAAGAACAAGATCTTAAACCTATTGCTCCGACTCCGGAGAAAGGAAACGGCTCCGGGTCGAAGCCGACGGCGTGGGTAAATCTCATTTCCTGGAATCGAGACAAGGGCTGCTTCGAAGGGATCACTCCGGAGATTGTCGAGAAGTGGGAGAAGGCGTACCCAGCGGTGGATCTCAACTCCCAACTGAATCGGGCCGACGAATGGCTCAAGGCGAATCCCACGAAGCAGAAAAAAAACTACTACCGGTTCGTCATCAACTGGCTCGCAAGGGCGCAGGAAAGGGGCGGAAGGTGATGGATTACGCAAGGGCGGTGCGGAAAGCGCAGCTGGAGGTGGATCAGGAGGCCTCTGGAAATAAAGGGATCCCAGGGCAATGCTCCTTCGCGTCCCACAACGGGCAATGTGGACTGCGGGGCTCCATCGGCAACGCGGGGCCGAAGGGGGACCGGTGGTACTGCGCGTTTCACAACCGCGTCCTATGCCGGACTTGTGATGGAGAAGTATTGATCCAAAACAGCATCGGCGGATTGCGCCGGGTGATCCGGATCGAGCGCGAGCAAGGCGCCACCAGGTGGGACCATCGGACGGTTGAGCAATGGTGGGAGCGAGCGGAGGGCACGGTTCAACCACAGGAATGCCTGAATGTTCCAGACGAGAAAGGTCCGAACAGCGGGGTAATGGACGATCAACTAAACCTCATCAGCACGTGACAAAGCCGTACGCAGTAAAAAGGTTTCCCACCCCCAGACCACAAGGAGGCTCCAAATGCCGAACGTGAAGATGTTCATCCGCAACGTGTCCTACAGGCTCCGGCAGACCAAGGATGGCCCCACGCAGTACGCCCGCGGCGAGTTCCACATCGAGATCGACGGGACTGAGACGAAGGCCGCCGTAGACGAGCTCACCGACGGGCAGAAGGGCGCCTTCATCGCAAACATCGAAGTGGAGCAGCCGTCGCTGCCGCTGGGTGTGGAGGCTGGGAACGCGCCATCGGTACGCAGGAGGGGAGGGGCCGCCGCGTAGTGACCCGCTTCACGCAACTCCCCTGGGCGCGCGAGGTCCGCAAAGGATCCGGCGCCCTGAAGAACTGGGAGACGAGCGAAGTAATGGAGCCCGTCCGGCAGGTGTGCCGGCGGCTCCACCTCCACTGCGAGCGCAACAACACGGGGTTCGCTCGAGGGCTCAAGAACGCTGGCGTCATGAAGCTGCACACCGCGGGTACGTGGGACCTGACGGTCTACCTTCCGGACGCCGGCTGTGCCGTGCAGGTGGAATGCAAGATGGCCGGCGAGGGCCTCGAGCCCGACCAGGTGGAGTGGGCGAAGATCTACCGCGCCTGCGGCTTCGAGCTGATCGTGGCCACGAGCGTGCAGCAGTTCGTAAGCGAGCTCAACGAAATCAAGGCGAGGAGGTCCCATGAACGGACGTGTCGCGAAGCGGTTGCGCCGGGAGGCGGAGCGCATGACGCCGACGCAGCCCGAGCGTAGGTATGCGAGCCATAGCCCGCTCCGTCTGGCGGACTGCACGCGGGCGGTGTACCAGCAGATCAAGGCGGGATGGAAGCGGGGGCGGCGTGCCTGACCGCGAGTGCCTCCGCTGTGAGGGGACGGGTGTTTTCCTCGCCACGCTCCCGGACGAGGAGGAGGGCAGGGTGTTCCCGTGCCACGGCTGCGGCGGGGCAGGAAGGATTCCAACAACCAGTGAAGGAGGAGGCGATGGCGAAGAGGGACAAGAAGACCACGGGTGCGGCGGGGCAGGAAGCGGTCAACGAGACACCGGAGGCGCTGCCGCCTGAGGATCTGCGGGAGACCGCAGAGGACGCGGGAGAGATCAAGCCGGACGAGGCTCTGCCGTCTCTCGGTGAACTGGCGGAGACCGTCGCTTCCGGAGAAGCAACGCCGGGCGGAGAACTGACCGAAGAGGAGATCGTGCAGCTCACGCCTGACCAAGTGGCCGACCTGTCCGTGCCCCCCGAGGAGCAGGCGATCGCGTCCGATCCTCCGCCCACGGATGTTCCACGTGAAACCGAAAACGCGCCCACGTCGCTGCTACAGGCAATCGTCCTGGGCCAGCTGGATCCCGCAACGCCGATCACCGGCGCGCGCGCCAGCTTCTGCTACCGCAAGAACAAGTGGCGGGACGCGGTCGCGCTGCGCGCCAGTGTGGACGCAGGCGGGAAGGTGCTGATCGACCTGGAGTGGGGCGACCACGACGCCGTCGTGGGGGTTCCCTTCGGAGATGCTGTCGGCTGCTGGAAGTTCCGCGCGGAGTAATGTACCCGTCCGTGGGCGCCGCGGTGTGGGCGATGGTGCGGTGGCGGGAGCGGTGCCGTGCAGCGAAGGCGGCGCCGTTCCCCGACCACGTTCCGAAAGGGGCCAGCACGTACGACCGGTGGCGGTACATCTACGTCAGCCCGACCCGCTGCTTTGCTCACCCGGAGCCGGATGACGATCGAGACCCTGAGACGGTGCACGTTTTGTTTGCCCGGTACGACCGACGCCAGGCGCTGACACGGTTGCTCATCAAGGGCCAGTCGCTGGACGATTTCGGCGGAAGCGAGCGCCGGAGGGCGCGCAAGGCGCGGAACCATTTCATCCGGGAACTGTGTCACCGAGGGTTGCTCCTGCACCCCCGAAAAGGCTGTTTTCAGAATGCCAATAATCAATGTCCCCGATTTCCGCGCCAGGACTGGACGGGTGGCTGAAAATAATACTTGACGATTTCCGGAAAACCGGGTAGTTGTCAAGATATTGAGAATTGTCACCAGGCCCCGCGGGAGAAATCCCCCGGGGCTTTTGTATTTCCGGAGGCGGCATGACCGACCACAACAGGGCTCGCAATAAGAAAGTCTTCCTCAAGATCCTCGCCCTGCAGGCGGGGAACGTGACGAAGGCGTGCGCGGCCGCGAAGGTCTGGCGGGGAACCTACTACCTCTGGGCCAAGGAGGATCCGGAGTTCGCCCAGGCGGTGCAGCACGCCAAGGAGTCGTGCAAGGACTTCTTCGAAGGACTGTTGCTCAAGGAGGCAAAAGCCGGGAATACCACCGCGATCATGGGCTGGCTCAACGCGAACGCGAAGGACCGAGGGTACGGCTACAACCGCGTCGAGCATTCCGGTCCGGGCGGAGGGCCGATCCAGCACGTAGACCTCTCCGGGAAAACCCCCGCGCAGATCCGCGAGATCATGCGCGCGGAGGTCGTCGCCAGGCAGGGCAAGCAATCCGGTGGTTGACCTCGGGACCCTATTTGATCACCGCACGGAGCGGGAGTGGGCGGAATACGCCCGCAAGCTTGATCAGAGCGCGACCCTGCAGGCGTGCGAGACGGCGCTGGCCGCGCAGAGCCCGTATTACTGGATCTGGCACCCCCTGCAGTGGGTGTGGACGAAGGACGAGTACGACGAGAAGGTGGCCTACAAGCCTTTCCCGTACGAGCCCGCCCTGGTGGAGATCCTCGAGGAGATCCACGAGCACCCCGTGACGTTTATCGCGAAGAGCCGGCAGCTTGTGGTTACGTGGCTCATATGCGCGTACCTGTGCTGGTGGGCGCGGTTCAGGGACTCTCAGCTGTGCATGATCCAGAGCAAGAAGGAGGACGACGCCGCCAACCTGGTATACGCCAAGGAGGCGGGCGTCGGGCGCATCGACTTCATTGAGACCCGGCTGCCGTTCTGGATGCAGGTCCCCCGGCTCAACGCCTTCGGGGAGATCGTCTATCGGCATAACGGATCCAAGATCATGGGCGTCCCCCAGGGCGGGGACATCGTCCGGTCGAACACGGTCAGCCTCTACTTCGGCGACGAGGCGGCGTTTCAACCCGAGTTCAAGAACGCCTACCGGGCCGCGAAGCAGTGCGCGCGCAAGATCGTGGCGGTGTCGTCCGCGGAGCCGTCGGACTTCGGTGTCATGGGCGAGTTCCAGTCTCTGGTCTCCCTGGGGGCGGTCGGGTGAAAGGTATCAAGAAGTGGGACACCGCCTCCGGCATCCGGTCGATCGAGTTGCATTACAGCGCCTTCCGGGGCCGGGATCCCGAGACGGCGGAAGGGCGGGAGTGGAAGGAGGCCAAGCTCCGGGGAGTGCCGGGCGGGGAGCTGTCCTCCGATTGGCGCAAGGAGCAGGAGATCGACTTCTCGATCCGCTCCGGGATGCCGGTCTACCTGACCTATCGCCGGCAGCTGCACGTGGCGCCGGGACCGATCTCGCCAGTGAAGGACATCCCGATGCTTCGGGGATGGGACTTCGGCGGCACCCCGGCGGCTGCCATCTGCCAGCTGACGCCGATGCACCTGAACGTGTTCCCGAGCCTCTACGTGCCCAACAGCTCGTTCATGGGCATCAAGCGGTTCGGCACGCGGGTGCTGGAGCACTGCACGCCGCAGTATCCGGGCTTTTCGTGGGTCGAGTACATCGATCCGGCCGGGAACGCGAAGGGGCAGACCGACGAAAAAACATGCCGGAGCGTTCTCGAAAGCCCAACGACCCATCCCGACGAACACCTACGCGGGTTCGGTCTCAAGGTGGAGCTGGGCGAGGTCACCTGGGCGGGCCGGTTCAAGGCGATGGAGGCCGTCCTGGGGCGGCTCTCCGACGACGGGCGGGCGTTTCTGCAGATCGATCCGCGGGAGCGGTTCCTGATCGAGGCGTTCGAAGGCGGGTACCAGCGCACGAAGCGGCCGCAGTCGGGCCTGTACGACGACGATCCGGCGAAGAACGAGTTCAGCCACCTGATGAACGCACTCGAGTACGTCGTCTCCCGGGTGATCGCGGGCGTGCCGACGGGGAAGCCCGTCAAGCAGCAGACCCGCGCGGAGACGGTTTTCGACATCTTCAATCCGAACGAGCTCTCCGGTCAGTACCAGCAGGACGCGGAGACGTAGGAGGCGGTGGTGGGTTTTTTCGACAGCATGAATCCCTTCAAGGGTGAGTTCTGGACCGACAACAAGATTTTATCCCCCTCGAACCTCGTCACGGGCGGGGGAAGGAACCTGGTCGGCAGTCTCTTCAAGAGAGGTGGCGGCACCTTCGCGGATACGTACTACAAGCCGCTCACTCCAGGCGGCAAACAGGACGTAAAGACCGCCAACGACAGGGCCACCGCCAACGCCAATGCCTCGGCGGACGCGAAGATTCGGCAGGCGGAGTACGAGGAGCAGGCGGCGATGGGCGCGCAGCGTACCCGGGCGAAGCGCCGGCGGGGGTTCTCGTCGACGATATTGACCGGTGGGCCGACAACGCTGGACGGCGGATCCGCCTATTCCGGCAAGACCCTGCTGGGAGAATGATCCGATGATCGATCACGCGGGACTTGTGAAGCTGAAAGACCGCTACGCCGTCCTCGAGACCGAACGATACCCGGCGCTCACCCGTTGGATGGAGAACGCCGACTACGTCATGCCCGGCAAGGCGAACCTGGCAGGGCGGTACTCCCCGTATCAGAAGATGACGCAGAAGCTCTTCGACGGCACCGCCATCCACGCCAACGAGATCCTGGCGGCGACGATGGCCGGAGCCATGACGAACCGCACGATGCGCTGGTTCACCTTGAAGTTCCGCAACCCGCGCCTCAACGATCTGAAGACCGCTGCGGAGTGGGCGGACGAGTGCACCGAGGACCTGTACTTCGCGCTCGCAGATTCGAACTTTTACTCCGAGATCCATGAGAACTATCTCGATCTTGGGGCGTTTGCCACCTGCTCGAACCTGATCGAGGAGGGCAGCTCTCCGGGATCCTTGCGGTTCACCGCGGTCAACGTGGGCGATTACTGCGCCGCCGAGGACCACATGCGGCGCGTGAACACGATCTTTCGGAAGATCTCTATGTCCGCGGCGCAGATCGTCGATCGGTGGGGGAAGAGCAAGGTCTCCGCCGAGGTCCGGCGCGTATCCGAGAGCTCGGAGAAGGACAAGAAGTTCGACATCCTGCACGTCGTGGAGCCGCGTGAGGGCGGGAGACAAGGCCGCGGGCAGCTGGCAATCGACATGCCGTACGCCTGCTACTACTTCGAGTTCGAGCCCATCCACCTGCTCGAGGAGGGCGGATACCAGGAGTGGCCGATCCCCACCAACCGGTGGAGGAAGGCTTCCGGAGAGACGTACGGCCGCGGACCGTCCGACACGGCGCTCCCCGACATCAAGACACTCAACAAGGTCGTCGAGGAAAAGCTGATGGCGGCGCCGCTGTCGATGCGGCCTCCACTGCTGGTGCCCGAGGGTGGGGTGATCGGAAAGGTGCGGCTGACGCCGGCGGCGCTGAACGTGGTGAAAACCTCGCTCCCGGGCATGGGCCAGCACTTCAACCCTCCAATTAAGCCGCTGCTCACCGGTTCGGATTTCCGCGTGCCGGAGCTGCTCGAGGATAGGCTCGAGCAGAAGATCTACCGGGTCTACTACTACGACCTTTTCACCCTCCCCGATTCCGGCCCGCAGATGACGGCGCGCGAGGTCACCATCCGGGACGAGCGGAACCAGCGGGCGCTGGGCCCCACGGTGGGGCGCCTTGAGGACGAGCTCTTCAACCCGGTCATCAAGCGGATCTTCGGGATCCGGTTCCGCGCGGGGATGCTTCCGAAGGCCCCGCCGGAGGTCATGCGCGCCATCCAGGAGGGCGGCGGGCAGATCGACATCGAGTACCAGGGGCCGCTTGCACGGGCGCAGCGCTCCGGAGACTCCATGGCGATCGAGCGGTGGGCGTCCCTGTGGATCGAGGCTTCGCTCAAGATGCAGGATCCGTCCGTGCTCGACGTAGCGAACTTCGATGAAATGGGCTGGGTCACCGCCGATACCAGCGGCGTCCCGTCGAAGGTCATGCGCAGCAAAGACGAGGTCCAGCAGATCCGCAAGGAGCGCGCGGACGAAGCAGCCCGGCAGAAGGCAATCGACGAGCGCCTGGCGGCGGCGCAGGAGATGAAGGACAAGGCTCCGTACCTCAAGGCTACGGCCGAAGGCGGCGAGGAACCGACGCAGGCGGCGCTCCCGGCAGCCGCGGGGATGATGTAGCGTGGCGGTCCCCCCGGGCGATCCCCGGATCGAAGAAGCGCTGCGACGGCAGGAGGAAGATGAACGTCAGCGGGAAGAGGCCGCCCGCGAGAAGCAGATTCGGCGGTGCTACGTCGGCGTGTTTACTTCGCGGGATGGTCGGGAGGTCCTGAAAGACCTGCGAAAGCAGTTCTACGATGTGTCGACCTACGTCCCCGGCGATCCGTACGGCACGCATGTCGCCGAGGGAGGCCGCGAGGTGGTCATGCGGATCCTGACGATACTCTCTGAAGAGGCGGATGGTCCGAAGGAGAAGCAGGAGTCGGCGGAAACATAGCATCCATCAACCGGGCAACCCCCTTGCGGGGTCCGGAAGGAGGCAACAATGCCTGACGCACCGCCTGCACCCCCCGGAGCACCGCCCGCACCGCCCGCCACGCCGCCCCCAGGGGCGCCGCCGGCTCCACCCCCCGGGACACCCCCGGGAACGCCGCCTGGTACGCCTCCGGGCGCACCTCCGGCGCCACCCGCCGCGAACCCGTACCCGCCGACCGACTGGCGGCACACCGTGTTCCCCGGGATATCGGGGGACGAGAAGGCGCTAAAGGTCCTCGACAAGTTCAAGGACCAGGCGGCCTTCGTGAAGAGCCACGCGGAACTCGAATCGTTCCAGGGATCCTCGGTCCGGGTCCCCAAGGACGACGCAAAACCGGAGGAGTGGTCTGCGTTCTACGGGAAACTCGGCCGTCCGGCGTCGGCCGCGGAGTACAAGTTCGAGCGTCCCAAGCTTCCCGAGGGAGTGAAGCTCGATCCGGGCCTCGAAGAGGCGTTCCTGCAGATGTCCTTCGAAGAGGGTCTCACCAATAAGCAGGTGGAGATCCGCTTCAGGAACGCGGCGAAGATGGCGGTCGCCGAGGCTGAGCGCACAATGCTTTCCCGGCGGAACGCCGAAGCGGCGCTGAACAAGGAGTGGGGCATGGAAGCCGGGAAGCGGCTCGCCATGGCCAAGAAGGCTGCGGAGGTCCTCGGGCCTGATTTCGTCGAGATGCTCAAGAGCACGAAGCTCGCCGACGGGTCGCTTCTGGGGAACCACCCGGGGATGTCGAAAGCGCTCTACGGCCTGGGCTTGATGAGCCAGGAGGCCGGGTGGGTGGTCGCCGAGGTAGACGGCATCACGACCGCCGACGGGGCGAAGGTCGAGGTCGAAAAGCTCATGAAGCATCCGGCGTACTTCGACAATACCAAGCCGGAGCACAAGGAGATCGTCGAGAAGGTCAACAGGCTCCAGCAACTGCGGTACGGTACCGGAACGCAAGCAGTCGCTTGATCGACAGCCCCGCGGGGAACCCGAGAGGGTCCGCGGCGTGCCTGGGCGGCCACGATAGAGCCGCCCGCCCTGTTCCTTTCCCGGGCAACCCCTCCGTGGGTCCGGACCGTCCTTGAGACGGTCTCGGGCAGGTCCGCGCTTTGCGGGCAACCTCCCAGGCCGAAGGCTTCAACATCCTCACCCACTTCGGAAGGAGGTTCCACCCGATGGCGAACGAAATCACCCTTTGGCAGCGGCAGACGTACCGTGAAGGGGTCCTGCTGGCCCTCCAGCAGCAGAGAAGCCTGCTCCGCGAGGCCGTCCGCGACGACGGCAAGCTCAACGGGAAGCGGGCGTTCTTCGACCTGCTCGCCGCGACCTCGATGCAGAAGCGCACCGTCCGCAACCAGCCCACCGTCCTCACCGACCAGATCCACAACCGCCGGTCCGCGACGATGGACTTCTACGACGTGCACATGTCGGTCGATCCCATCGACGTACACCGGATCGGCTCCGATCCCCGGTCGTCCTACCAGCAGAACGGCATCATGGCCTGCAACCGGACTATCGACGACGTGATCATCGCCGCGTTCACCGGGACGGCGTACGAGGACGAGACCGGCTCCACGGCCGTCGCGTTCAACGCGGGCGGGGCCGCCCTCATCGCCAACGGCGGCGTCGGCCTGACCAAGGACAAGATCATCACGGCCAAGAAGCAGTTCATGGCCAACATGGTCGACCCCACCGAGAAGCTGTTCTGGGCGTACGGCTCGGAGCAGTTCGAGGACCTCATGAACATCGACGAGGTCGTGAACAACGACTACAACCAGAAGGCCCTGCAGGACGGCCGCGTGGTCTACTTCTGCGGGTTCAACTGGGTCCCGACCGAGCGCCTGGGCGTCGGGGCGATCGCCGGCACCCGCCGGAACATCGCGTGGGTGAAGAGCGGCATGGGGTTCCAGCTCGGGCAGGGGATGGAAGTCCAGATCAACAAGCGGCCCGATCTCTCCAACATCGACCAGATCTCCATCTCGATCGACCTGGGCGCGACCCGTATTGAGGACGGCAAGGTTCTGGCGATCGACTGCGTCGAGTAGGACGGTTCATCAACCCCTGATTCCTGACATGAAGGAGGAAAGAATATGACGCAGCTTTCGGATCGTAAAGCCAACGAGGCGGCGGTTCCGTCCGTCCCGAACCCCCCGAGCGTTCAGGGGGTCGTCAAGTGCGCGTGGTTCGAGGGGACGATCGCCACGGCCGATGGCCTGGCGGCCGGCACGCTCATCGACCTTGTCACCCTGCCCAAGGGCGCGCGGATCATCGGGGGCCTGTGGGGCAACGATGCGGCGTTCTCCGGCGCAGGCGTCACCCTGGACATCGGGTTCCCCGATGACCCCGACAAGTTCGGAGACGGCGTGGACTGCGCGTCCTTGAACGACACGCTGATCGCCAACACGCTGCTCCTGGGCCGCGGATACATTCTCACCCAGGACGAGCTGATCTCGGCGACCACGATCACAGACGTGATCGTGAACGCCGGGACGTATTACGGGTACTTCCTGTACATCTAACCTTTCCTGACGGGGCCGCCTTCGGGCGGCCCTTCCCTTCTCGAAGGAGGAACCAGATGAAGAAGCTCCTGCTTCTCGCATTCGCCATGCTCTGCCTGGTGGCCGCCCCGGTGGGCGCCTGGACGGACGGCGTCGAAACCGCGACGATCACCGTGGCGACGTCGCCAGACAACGTGACGTCCACGGCCGTCACGATCCCGCGCGGCGCGGAAGGCGTCAGCGTCTACGTCCCGACGATCACCTCTTCGACCGTCTCCCTGAAGGTCTCCCACGACGGCGGGACGACGTACGACGACCTGTTCTGCGAGGAAAACGGAACGAACACCATCCTGTGGTCTTCGGCCGCCGGCACCGGGGGAATGTATCTGCAGGCTCCAGTAAATTGCAACATCGGGTTTTATAACCGCCTCAAGGTCTTTTGCGGATCCGCTCAGGCGGCGGACCGCGCGTTCAAGGTGATCTTCAAGAAGCCTGCTTCCAAATCGAATAACTGACACCGAGGGGGGCCGCAAGGCCCCCCTTTGGAGGATCGGGATATGAATCGATTCAAGCTCCTCGTCGTGGCGGTCCTGCTGCTGGCGACGGCGGCCGTGGCGTTCGGCAGGCTCTGGTACAAGCAGGACATCCAGTGGGGAACCGGTAGCAGCGCGACGTCCGACGGTCTCCCCTTAAACGCCGTGAACGCCTCCGTGATCCCGCTGTCCACCGGCAGCAACGTCGAGGCGGCCATCACCTCCCTGCAGGCGCAGATCACGGCGCTTACCGCGCAGCTGGCGCTGAAGGCTCCCATCGCCTCCCCCGCGTTCACCGGCACCCCCGTCCTTCCATCCGGCACGACGATCGGCGACGTGACCGCCGAGGAGATCGCGCGCCTGTCCGGCGTCACCTCCGCCCTGCAGGCGCAGATCAACGCGAAAGCCGCCAACGTAAACGCCGTGATCACGGGTTCCCTGACCGTATCCGGGGAGATCACCGGCCTGCAGGTCAACACCTCGGGCGGAGACAATACCCACTTCGCCCACCTGGGGAACACCGGGGATATCACCGTCCCGGCGTCCGATAACGCAGGAATCCTCTGGTACAACGCCACGCTGGAGAAGTGGCGGGTCACCGTCGCCGCCGGCTCGATCGACAACCTGGCGGTGGAGCCATGAGAAAACTATTCTTTTCGGCAGTCCTCCTGATTCTGCCTGCGATTGCGTTCGCCACCTTCCCGATCGACTGGAGTTGGAACAGCGTCGGGGGGGGATGGACCTGCATCAACCGGACGACTCGCCCGTTATGGGACGGGGAACAACTCTACAACATCGACTCGTCCTCCGGCACGCCGGACCCGTCGAACGCGCTCCGGATCATCTACCCCGAAGGATGGTGGCAGGGGTCTGAGCCTACGTTCTGCTGGAACTCGTTCACAAAGCAGAATGAAGTGTGGGGGCAATATTACATTAAATATTCGTCGAATTATTATTTCCATGGGGTGGACAACAAGCAGACCTATTGGTTCCTTGGAGACACGTCGAACAGTTCGGCGAACTTCTACCTTTCGGTTCGCGGCAGTCGGAAAATATCCATCGTCATGCAGACCTATTCGACGGACCGGTTCAATTCCAACACGGGATACGACCCGGTGCTGGCGCCGGGGGTCTGGTACAAGATCAACGTGCATTTTAAACTGGAAGCCACCCCCGGCGTAAAGACCGGCATAGTCCAGGTCTGGCTTAACGATCAGTTGGTGATTAACCGCTACGACGCCGGTTTCCGCAACGCATCGCAAGGTTCCTACGGAATCCGCGAGTGGCAGATATGCCCGGTGTTTGGAGGCATGGACGAATACACGAAACCCGCAGAGGATTATCAGTGGTACGACAAAACAATCTTGCAATCCACGCAGATAGGCGGGTCAACCTCCGACGTTTCCCCGCCGTACGTGGACACCTTTTCCCCCGGGGATGGTGCGACGGGCGTTCCCGTGGGGACCACCCAGTTTTCGTTCCATTTCAAGGACGGCGGGTCGTACGCGAAAGGCGCCAAGCTCACCAGCCTCTCGGTGGCCTGCCCGGGGTTCGGCGGCACGAAGATCTGCACCTTCGGGCAGCTGACCTGCTCGGGAACGTCTTCCGACTATACGATCGTCTACCCCGGCCTCTCCCTGGGATATGACAACGTCGTCTCCTGCACGATCTACGGGGAGGACCTGGAGACGCCCCCGAACACGATGAGCCGGGCGTACACGTTCACCGTCCAGCCCGACCCGACGCCACCGGTTGCGATTACCACGACGACCTTGGCGGACGTGCAGGTGGGGACGTCGGTTACGGTCCCCCTTTCGATCTCCGGCGGTCATTCCCCGTACGCCTGCGACAACACGGGCGTGCTGCCCCCGGGGATCCCGCTGAACGCCAACTGCACCTTCGGCCCGGGCATCCCGACCACCGCCGGGGCGTTTCCGTTCACGATCACGGCGACGGACGCCTCGCTTGATACGGACGACCAGGCCTTTTCCTGGACGATCCTGCCGACCACGCCCGGCGGCGGCGGGACCGTCACGGCGACCGACAACACGGATACGTACATCAACCGCGGCTCTCAATCTGTGAATTATGCCGACAATGAGGCCCTGAGAACGTACGTCTGGCCGTTCGGGACTGAGGCCAACGTCATCCTGGTGAAGGGGACCACGTCCGGCCTGCAGGACAATATCTCTATCTCGCGATCGACGTACCGGATCTATGCGATCGGGCACGACGGCGCCGGGTACGACAACATGATCCTGTACGTCCAGCCGGTGACCGGGACGGTCTCGATCGACAACGTCACCTGGGCGAATTTTGCGGGGATCCGCGGAGCGGTCGTCTCCCAGGCGACGGTGGGCCTGGACAACGGGTGGGTGGAGTTCGATATCACCTCGATCGTCTCCGCGGCGTACGCCTCTTCGAAATCCGACTACACCTTCTCCATCGGCTCCGGATCGAACGGCCCACAGGATCAGAACCGGATCTTCGCATCAAGGCAGCACGTCGACGAGTCGATCCGGCCGAACACTGTGACCAACTACATGAACCTGGTGGCGCCCGGAGGACCGTCGGTTCCCGCGGCAGGCAAGGTCCGGTTCGGGCCGGGAAGCAAGCCGAAATTCTTCCGTTGACTGGAGAGCCCCGAGCCGCTCCAGTTCGGGGCGGGGACCTGGAAGGTGAAGAAGTACGGTACCAGGCCGGAAATCTGGCTGGAGGTAGAGTGAGATGAGCGGCGGATACGGCACCGACGCCCTGGAAACGGTTGTCGTTACATCCAGTTCCGCGGGAGCGGCCGCGGCGAACTCTCCCGCCGAGATCTGCAGTATCGCCTTACGACTCCTGGGGACGGACGCGATCAACAGCCTGGATGACCCCACCGACCGCGCGCGGATCTGCAAGCAGATCTGGCCGATGGTGCTGGATGACGAGCTCACCCTGCATCGCTGGAAGTGCGCCCGGAAGAGGGCGGAGCTCGCGCGTCTGGCCGACGCTCCAGCCTTCGGGTTCGCCTATCAGTACGAGCTGCCCCCCGACTGCCTGCTTGTCCTTGGGATGTCCTATTCCTCTATCGCATACGAGATCGAGGACGGGAAGCTGCTCACCGACGAATCGACGGCGAAAATCTATTATCTGTACCGGAACGAGACCGTCGCGAAATATTCACCGGGACTTAAATCCGCCCTCGCTGCCCGCATGACGGCGGAACTGGCGATGCCGATCACCAAGAAAAAGGCGATCGTCGATTCCGCGTGGGCGGCGTATTGGGCCAAGGTCTCTCAGGCCGCCGCTGTGGACGGCCAGCAAGGCACGCCGGAGGTTCTGGAAGACACCACTTTCGTGGACGCGAGGTCGTAACGTGAAAGCGGCGGATCTTCAGCGCCAGATAGCGGCCCTCCGTTCCAGCAACGATGGCTATACCCCGGTCAAGGGAGTAGATTATTTCGACGGAGAACCGGGCTATACACCGGTCAAGGGAGTCGATTATACCGACGGGGCGGATGGGCAGGATTCAACCGTAGCAGGTCCTCCGGGCACCACGGATTACAACGCCCTTCAGAACAAGCCCGCCCTTGGGACCGCAGCGGAAAAAAATGTCGGAACCGGAACGGGCAATGTGGCCGCAGGAAACGATTCAAGATTATCGGACTCCCGTACTCCGCTTGCGCACTCTCACGCCCCGGAGGAAGTCACAGGAACCGCGGTCGTTACGACCGATGCTCGCCTGTCGGATGCCAGGCCGTTGGCCGCCGGAACGGACAAGACGAAACTGGACGGGATCGCGGCGGGGGCGACGGTCGGAGCGGACTGGGACGTAAACGTTGCCAATAAACCTACGGTGCCTTCCGCCCTTTCGCAGCTTGCGGATGACGCGACACACCGGCTCGCAACCGATACGGAAAAAACCACGTGGAACGGCAAGGAGCCGGGGAACGCCAATATCCAGGCCCACGTAACGGCCGCCCACGCCCCGTCCACCGCACAGGCAAACGCCGACATCACGAAGGCTGAGATCGAGGCGAAGCTCACCGGGGCGATCTCCAGCCACTCCCACGCCGGCGGGGGAGGGCAGCCGGTCGGGTTCACGATCCTGGCCAACGACACGCTTGCTCAAGCCCTGGCGACGAACATCAACACGCGGATCACGGTCACCGCCGCCCGTACCCTTACCACGACCGTGCCGGCCGCGGGTACGAGATGCTCTGTCCTCGTCTTAACGAGCGGAACGACCTCCCGAACGATCACCTTCGGGACCGGCTTCAAGCCGGTGGGGACCCTGGCGACTGGAACGACCTCTGGGCGGGTGTTCGTGGTGAACTTCATATCGGACGGGACCAATCTCTACGAAGCCGGCCGCACCGCGGCGATGGTGGCCTGATGCCTGTTTTCCCCATCCAGACTTCCTTCAATGGCGGCGAGATGTCTCCGAGCCTTGCCGGACGGTTCGACCTTGCGAAGTTCAAAAACGGATGCAGGACTCTTAAGAACTTCATCGCGCATTCCCATGGGCCTGCGTATCGCCGCGGTGGGTTTAGATTCGTAGAGGAGAGCAAGGACCACGCGAGGCGGTCCCGTCTGATGCAATTCGAATTCAGCGTCGACCAGGCATACGCCCTAGAATTCGGACACCTCTACGTCCGGTTTTTCGCCAACGGAGCAATCATCGAAAGCGGCGGCGTGCCTGTGGAAGTGGCCACCCCGTACACCGAGGACCAGCTGCGGTCCCTTCGGGTGACGCAGTCGGCGGACGTGTTCTACATCTTCCACCGAGCCCACGCACCTAGAAAGCTGCAGCGCCTGTCTTCGGATGGAACGCTCTGGCAGTTGGATCCGATCGCGTTCCTTCCTCCTCCGACGTACGAGCCCGAAATGGACATCTCCGGAGGACTTATCGCTATATCTCCGGACGCCGTTACGGGGTCCGACGTCAAGATCTACTCTTCGGCGGACGTCTTCCTTGCGGCCGACAACGGTCGGCAGCTCAAGTACATAAGCGGTCTGGCGTCAATTACCGCCGTCGCGAGCGCCAGGGAGGTGACCGTCGATTTCATCGGCGACTTCCCGGCGAGCGTTGCGCCGGTAGCCGGCACGGGAACGGTCACTACGGTCGGGGCGGACGCCAACTTCCTCGCCCCTCATGGATTGGTGGTCGGAAACTGGATTCGGCTGACCGACGGCGCGCAGGTGGGGGAAAAGAAGCGGATCGTAACTATATGGGACGCATTTACGGTCGCGATGGAGTCCGCGTTCTCCGTCGACCAGGCGGGGGCTGCGTGGAGCCTGGACAAGGAGATCGTCGCCGGCGGATGGCTTCTGGCCGGATCGCCCGTTGCCGACTGCACTCCGAGCGCCAAGGCTCCCATCAACGCCATCATAACCCTCACACTGGCGGCGAACGGCTGGCGTACAGGAGCCTCGCCGAACGGGGATGTCGGGAAGTACGTACGGATGTTCTCCGGCACCGTGAAGATCACCGAGGTCACCAGCGCAACCATCGCAAAGGGCAGGATCCTCGTTCCTCTTGTCGTGGACCCGGTCGTGGCCTCCGCCGGCGGATCATGGACGTGCGAATCCGAGGCGTGGAACGCAGCCAATGGGTACCCAGGGGCCGGATGCTTCTTCGAACAGCGGTTGATGGCGGGGGGATCGGAGAAGTTCCCCACGAGCCTGTGGGGAAGCCAGAGCGCGGATTACGAGAACTTCGGCCTGGGGCCGTACGACGCCGACGCGGTCGAGTACAAACTCTCCGCGAACCAGGTGAACGATCTGCTGTGGATGCTGCCGACCAAGGTGCTGCTCGCAGGCACCGCCGGAAGCGAGTTCCGGGTGACGGGCGGCGCCGATGCTCCGCTGACGCCGGGAAACGTCGACGCGAAAAACGAGGACGCGCACGGCTCCGCCGACGTATCCCCAGTGCGCGTACGTCACAAGGTGCTCTTCGTGCAGCGGGCGGGCAGGAAGGTCCTTGAGATCGCTTACAGCTACGAGCCGGACTCGTTCCTTGCGGACGACCTGACGGAAATGGCCGATCACCTGACGGTGGGAGGCATCGTCGAAATGACGTATCAGAAGGAGCCACAATCGATTCTTTGGTGCGTACGATCGGATGGGATCCTGCTGGGATGCACCTACAACAAGAAGCAGGAAGTCGTCGCGTGGCATTGGCACGAGACGGATGGATACGTGGAAAGCGCCTGCGTGATCCCGGATCCGGTCAACCTTCGGGACGAATTGTGGCTCCTGGTGAGGCGGGAGATCGGCGGCGCCACGAAGCGGTACATCGAGCGGCTGGATCCAGACCGCGTCGTAGCGGACTCCTTCGTCCTCTACCAGGGCGAGGCCACGGCGGAGATCACCGGGCTTTCCCACCTCGAGGGGAAGGCGGTCGACATCCTGGCGGACGGGTTCGTGGTCAAGGGGAAGACGGTCACAGGCGGGCAGGTAACTTTAAGCCGCGCCGTCACCGAGGCGATCGTTGGGTTGAACTTCGAGTCGGAGCTCATCCCGAACCGGCCGGATTTCATCACGGACAAGATCTCCACGATCGGAAAGAAAAAGCATTGGGCGGAGATCTTCCTTCGGCTTATGAACACCGCGGGGCTTGAGATCAACGGCAACGAGATCCCATTTCGCACCGGCGCAGCTCCCTTGGGCTCCCCTCCGGATCTGTTCACCGGGGATTACCCGATTCCGAATCTCGGGGTCGATGCGAATGTCGACATCATCATCAAGCAAAAGAATCCCCTGCCGGCGACGGTTCTATGTATCGGCGGGACCTTGGACGTGGGGGACTGACCATGTGGCCTTTCATTCTCAGCGCGGCGTCGACGTTGATGAGCGCACAGTCCGAAAGAGAAGCCGGTGAGGCGGAGAGAGAGGCCGGCGCTGCGGACCTGACAAGTGCGTTGGTTTCCGGTCACTTTCGGGACGAGGCGATCACAGAAAAGCGGAACAAGGTCCTGTCCTCGATGCGTGCGCGGGCGGTTGCCTCGGGAGTCGAGATGTCGGGAAGCCCCCTGGAGGTCCTCATGCACGCCGCCGGGCAGGCCGAGCGCGACCTGATCATCTCCCGGCTTACCACGCAGCGCAATAAGATAACGTCGCAGGCGAGGGGCCGGCGCGGAGCGGCGCAGGAGAAGGGCGCCGTGGGGGAAGGTCTCTTGAAAGTCGGGAAGCAATACGTCACGGGGTACAAGGGGAGCAGCACGGACACGGGTGGGGAGCGGTTCACAGACGACGAGCTGAAGATCTACGGGTGGGACTGAGATGAACCTCGGCGAATACATCTCCACGCTGGACGCCCCCGCCTCCTCGGGAATTCCGAAGGCCACTCCGGAGGATTTCGGTGGAACCGTCGCCCGGGCCGCGGAAGATTTCGCGCAGGCGTTTCGCGACCAGGCGGACGATCTTCAGCGGGCGCAGGACGTCTCCTCTCTTTCGCTTTCCGCCCACCGGCGGGTGACCGATCTCAACGCCGCCCTCGAGGAGAAGCCGGACTGGCAGACGCACGAATCGAACTGGCTGAAAGGCTTCGGGAAGATCAAGCAGGAGACCCTCGACGGGATCAACGATCCCGTCGTCAAGAAGAGCATGGACTCCCAACTGGCCACGATCGAGGCGAACGGCTACATGCAGGCCCGGCAGCGCGGCCGTCAATTGTTCGTCGACACGTCGAAAGCGAACCTCGCCAACACGGTCAAGGATGCCATGGACGGGGCGGCTCTCGTAGCGGATCCCGCACCGCTGATCGGGATCGCCATCGGATCAATCAGATCCTCCACGGCGGGCGGCGTCATCACCGCGGAAGAGGGGGCGAAGACCGAGAGTGATTTCCTTGAGGGCGTTCAGATCGGGTTCGCGAAGCGGGACATCATGACCAACCCGGCCGCCTACTTCCGGAAACGGCAGCTGGGGGAGTATTCCGGGGTCGGTATCGGCAAGATCGACCTCCTCGACGCACAGGCGGTGCGCCAGATCGAGCACAACGGCCGGGTTGCCGAGCAGCTCCTGAAAAAAGCGCAGGAGAAGAACTCGGTCGTCCTTCTGACCGGGGTCGACGCCGGGACCGTCAACCAGGCGCAGCTGGACGACGCGTTTCTCGGCCCCACGCGGGACCCGGAATTCACCCCCACGATCACCAACGAGGCGTACAAGGAGGGGACGCTCAAGATCGCGGCGCGCGCACGCGAGGGCGGCCCCCGGAATCCGGCGATGGTGAACACCTTCAAGATCGATATCGACCGGCATTCGGAGGCGGAGATCAGGCGTCTTGGCGACAAGGGTCTCAACCCGGCCGATGTCCTCGATATCCTCGAGTACAAGCGCGCGCGGGTCGACGACCTACAGAAACTGCCCCCGGGAGCCTCCACGGGGATGGAGATCATCCGTACGGCGGTCCCCCGCGGGTTCCTGAACACGATGACCGACAAGATCCGCGTGAAGCTGATCGCCGACGAGCAGGAGTACATCTCCCGCGTAAAGAAGGATCCGAATAAGTGGTTCGAGATCGCCTCCGAGATCTCCAACCGGTGGAAGACGGTTGCGAATCCGCAAGGGACGGGCACGGAAGACCTGAAGAAACTCCTGAACGAGGCGGGTAAATGAGCGACCTCTCCTCGCAGTATCTGGATCGGTGGAAGAGCGAGTACCTCCCCGGCGTCAACGGGGAGCCTCCGCAGATGATCACGGCGGCCGACCAGGCGCCGAATCCGTATCTCACGCCCGGGAAGCCTTCCGTCCCCGTTGACGTCCGCGGCGTGAAGGGCGCCAAGCCCGCCGGAAACATCGCCGGAGAGAGCGGAAACGAGCTGGCGGTACCGGACATGCTGAAAGGCGCTGTCCGTTCCGCGATCGAGCTCTTCGGCTTCCCGGCCCGGGCTGCTGGCGAGCTCGCGGCGGCCTCCGCTGGGCGCGACATGTCGATGGAGGGGGCTTCCGGATCCGGCGGGAACGATGGGAACACGGACACCGCCGTGCAGCAGGAGCTCCAGCTGCACATCGACCAGACCTTCGAGACCGTAAAGACGGCTGCAGCCGGCGCTCCCACCGAGGACTCACAGAAGTGGGAGCAGGCCCTCGGGGTCCCCTTCATCCCGTTCACCTGGGCGGCGCAGACGGCGGAAGAGTACGTCATGGAGAAGACGGGAGACCCGCTCCTGGCGAAGTCCGCGGGGCTGGCGGCCATGATGGGTGTCGGGAAGGCGATCCACGCGGGGGTGAAGGAAGGCAAGCTCGCCGGCGAGAAGGTGGGGGCCCTCGGGATCAAGGAAGGGCTCTCCGCGTACACGGAGAACCTCCGCACGCGCCTCCCCGAGCAGCTCGTGAGCGAGCGGGGCTCTCTCGAGATCCCCGGCAAGCGCGACGTGAAGCCCGCCGAGTGGGGGAAGCTCGAGACAGCCATCAGCAGCGGGTCCCTGGACATCGAGGGAAAGCCCGGGCGGATCAATTACGACCGGCTGGAGATCCCGGACACGGTCAAGCAGGTCATGGCCGGGGTTGACGCGCTCTACGGCAAGCGGATCGAGGAGACGATCGGCGTTCCGCACACGCTGGAAGCGGTCTACGCGGAGGCGAAGGCGAACCCGATGACCGTCCCGGAGCTGCTCCGGCACCCCGACAACGAACCGATGACGGACGTGGACATTACCCGGGCGCGGCTGCTCCACGGCGCGGTCGGCCAGTTCGTGCTCGACCAGGCCAAGAAAGTGGCCGATGGGGACAAGGAGGCCGTCTCTGTCCGAGACGCGGCCCTGGCGCTGACCGCCCGGATCCAGGAGAAGAAGGAGTCCACCACCGCCGCGATCGCGCGGGGCCTGGGCTCCCACCGGATCATGACCGAGGTGGGGGATTACCAGGCGGCCGGGCTGTCCAAATTCGCGGAGAACCTAGCCAGGCTGAAGAAGAAAGGCGTCGACGACGCCACGATCAACGAGGCGATTCTCGGGATGAAGAGTCCCGAGCAGCTCGCGGTCTTCGCGAGAAGTCTGCAGCGGGCGACGAAGCCGCAGATGTTCCTCGAGGCGTGGATCAACGGGCTCCTGTCGGGCCCCCAGACGCACGCCGCGAACATGACCGGCAACCTGGCGACGCTTGCCGTCCTGGTCGAGGAGCGGCAGATGGCGTCCTTCCTGCCGAAGTGGGGGGAGGGCCCCGGAGTGGCGTACGGCGAAGCCGGGGCGATGATGCACGGGGCGGTCATGAGCATCGTGGACGGCCTCCGCCTGGCGGCGAAGACGGTCCTGGAGGGCGATCAGTTCGCCTTCAATAAGTACGAGACCCTCCTTTCAAAGAATCAGCAGCCCATCCGGAAGGCGATCACCGCGGAGAATCTCGGGCTCTCCGGCCCCCTGGGAGTGGGAGCGGATTTCGTCGGGAGCACGATCCGGCTTCCGGGCGTGTTCCTGGGCGCGGAAGACGCCTTCTTCAAAGCGATGGCGCAGGGCGCGGAGCTCCACGCCCAGGCGTACCGGAGAGCGGCTTCCGAGGGGGCGAAGGGAAAGGAATTCGGGGACCGGGTATCGTACCTGAAAGATCACCCGACTGAGGAGATGGTCCTCTCCGCCTCCGAGTTCGCCGACTACGCAACCTTCACCAAGGAGCTGGGGGCGACGGGGCAGGCCGCGCAGCGGTTTCTGAATTCGCACCCGATGATCAAGGTGTTCCTTCCTTTCTTCCGGACGCCGACGAACATCATGAAATTCGTCGGGGAGCGGACGCCGTTGGGGCTGCTCTCCGAGAACGTCCGTGCGGATATCGCCCGGGGAGGGGCGACGGGACAGCTCGCCACGGCGAAGCTAATCAACGGATCCTTGATCATGGGCACCGCCGCGGTGCTGGCCCAGGCGGGCATGATGACCGGATCCGGCCCGAAGAACCGGTCGCAGCGGGCGCTCTGGATCCAGGACGGCTGGCAGCCGTACTCCCTGAATATCGGGGGGAAGTATTACGATATGTCCCGGTTCGAGCCCGTGGGGACCCTCATGGGGATCGCCGCGGACATCGCCCTGATCAACGAGTTCAACCAGGGCGAAGTCGACGGGAAAGATATCGAGGACGTGGCGGTGGCTTCGGCGCTGGCAGGGTACCAGGTCTTCTCGATGAAATCGTACCTCGCCGGAGTCGGGTCGTGGATGGAGGCGATCAACGACCCGGATCGTAGTGGCGGGCGGGTGATCAGCCAGCTCGCAGGCTCGACGGTTCCTTCCATCGTGAATCAGGGTACCGCCGCGTATGTCGATCCGAAGATCCGCGAGGTCCGAGGATCGGTCGACGCGATCATGGCCCGGATCCCTGGGCTCTCGGACAAGCTGGAAGCCCGGCTCGACCTGTTCGGCCGCGAGCAGCTCCGCCCTGGGCGCCTTGGCCCCGACATCGCCTCCCCGATGCGCGTCTCCGAGGCGAAGAAGGACCCCGTGCTGGACGAAATGAACCGGCTCGGGATGGCGATCGGGAAGCCCTCCCGGTTCGTCATGGGGAAGGCACCGGGGGGGATGGGCTTGTTCGGCGTGGGAGAGAAGGATTCCCCGTGGCACGGCGTGGAGCTTAAACCCAAGGAGTACACCCTCCTGGTAAAGCTCGCCGGGAACGGATTCAAGGACGACACCGAGTTCGGGCACGTCGGGGCTTATGACTTCCTCAAGGCGGCGCTGAAGACGCCGGAGTACAAGGCGCTCCCCGAGGATCCGAACGCGCCGATGGGGACGAAGCAGGCGTACGTAAAAAAGGTGATCTATCAGTACCGCGCGCTCACGCAGGAGTGGATGGCGGAGAACAGCGATCGCCTACAGAAGATCCGCGCGGGCAAGGAGCAGAGCAAGGAGCAGTTCAGCGAGACGGGGAAAACGGGGAAAGCCGCCCCCGCCTCCGACGCACTGATGAAGGGGTTGAACATCGGGCAGTAGCCGCGCATTGATCGTCAACACGCAGGCCCCTTCGAGGGGCTTTTTCATTTCCGCCCACAAGGAGGGCACCATGAAAGTCTCCGATGTTGTGATCACGATCGCCACCGACGACAACAATTCCGCGAAGCACCGGCTGACGCAGGGAAGGAACCTGATCGGCATCGTTGTCCCAACGCTCGACGCGACGAACCTGACCCTTGAGGTGAGCTTCGACGACGGGACGAATTGGGTCCCGCTCTACCGGCCGGACGGCTCGGCCTGGTCGATCGCGGCTACCGCCGGCGGGTTCACGATGTGGATCGACGGGCTCTCCTGCTTCGGCGGGCTTCCGATCCGGTTCGTGTCCTCTGCGAACCAGGCCGCGAACAGGACCTTCAAGGTGCTGGAGACCAGCTAATGAGGCGCGCAGGCGTTTTTCTCCTTCTGCTGGCGACGTTCCTGCTGGCGGTCCCCGCGGCTGCCGGGCCTCCGGTCCATCAGGCCACGCCATGGTGGCACTACGATCTGACGTTCTGGGCTCCGTTCGATGACGCGAGGTCTCCGTTGCGCCTTCTTCGCGGCACCGGCACCCTGTCCCTTACCCGCGCGCACGACGCCACGCACACGGCGACGTACCTCCACCCGGGGACGGGGCTGGTGACCGTCGCCGACAATAACCAGCTCCGCATCGAGGCCAACGGTGCGCTGATCGAGGGGCCGCGGGAAAATCTTATTGCTAGGTCCTACGAGTACAACAATGCCTACTGGACCAAGCGAGGCACCTTGACCGTTGCGCCCGACAACACGACCGATCCTTTCGGCACGTCTCTCGCGGACAATGTATCGGGAATCGGATATGCGGGAGACGATATTTATAAGACCCAAGCGTCTACCGGTGTTGTCTCGCCCTCGTTTTTCGTGAAGCAGATTTTCACCACGGGGACATTGGAACTCTCAAATGCTTACAGCGGTACCTATGGAAAATGGAACATAAACCTTGCCTTGGTCGGTACCGGATGGCATCGGGTCACCCGGTACAGCACCGCGATTTCCTCCGTCACTTCGGAATTTACAAGCCACGCTGACGGATACTCCGGGCTGATGCACCGAGCGGCTTCTGACCCAATATCGGCATATCTGTTCGGGAGTAGCCTTGAGGCGGCGGCGTTCTCTTCATCTTTCATCCCAACGGTAGCCACGGCGATGTCGCGGAACGCGGATGTCCTTACGATCCCAACGGCAGGTAACATCGACAACTCCGCCGGGACATTGGCGATGGAATGGGCTCCTTTGTTCGACCACACGATGACGACCGGAGCGGCCTACTACCTGTTCGACGCGGGGCCGCTGGAAGCGTATTACAACGCCACCGATCAGAAAATATATCTCACGGACGGCACGAACACGATCAGCACGGCGGCTTTAACCTTCACGGAAGCCTTTCTACAGAAACTTGTATTCCGTTGGGGGCCATCTGGACTTGCCATCTATCGTCTCGGGGAAAAGGTGGCAAGCGGCGAGGATTTCACCGAACCAGCGTTGGTCGAAAACCTGTACATCGGCTCTGATGATGCGGGGGCAAATCAAGCGTTTGCAAACTTCAAGAACATAAGGGTTTGGAATGTGGAGTACGGAGATAGCCAAGCGATCATATTTGCACAACAGACCCAAGGTAGGACGGCGCTGGTGACGTTTGTTTACGACGATGGATTTGCTACCGATGCGACCTTGGCGGAGCCGGTGTTTACGGCGAAAGGAGTCACGGGCTGTTCCTCTATCGCTACGGATTATGTTGGAACCGCAGGATATATGACGTGGGAACAAGTGTTGGGTTTACAGACGGCTGGGTGGGAGATTATGTCTCACTCAAAAACCCATTCGGATCTAACGACGCTGACGGAAGAACAACTGCATATAGAACTAGGTTCTTCCAAACAGGCACTTTTAGATAACGGAATAATTTCCGTTACAAACCTTGTCTACCCGGGCGGCGCCAACAATGAACTTGTCCGGTCGGTCGCCGCTCAATACTATTCAGCAGCGAGACAAATATGGGGCACAACCCAAGGGCGAAACAGTCAAGTCATAAGCGATCTATATCAGATCGCGTCCCTTAATATCGACAATAGCGCATTGCTTGAAACACACAAAGGTTGGGTAGACGAGGCAGAACACGGAGATGTGTGGCTGGTGCTCTACGCACACGAATATGATGCGGGCGATGCTACAGCTTTAGGGGAACTGATTGATTACATACAAGCGAAGGGCATCCCGATAGTGAGTTTTCAAGGGGCGATTGATCTGTATAAAGCATGGACAGGTTGAGGCGCGTGAAATGATCTGCTCTTCCTGCCACTGATGGAAACGGCTGCTGTGCATCTTCGCGCGTCGTGAGTTCAACGAGTGGGTAGAGAGGGAGGGGTGGTGAAACTTTCCGAGAAGCAGGCCATATTCGCCGTGAACGTGGCGCAGAAGCTCGCGTTCCGCTGGGGGCCTTCCGGCCTCGCCATCTACCGCAACGGGGCGGAAGCGGCAAGCGGCGAAGACTTCGATGCCTTCGCCCTCAACGAAAACCTGTACATCGGCTCCGACGCGGCGGGAGCGAATCAGGCGTATGCGAACTTCAAGCACACGCGCACCTGGAGCCATGATTTGACCGACACAGAAATGCAGTCCATCACCCGATAGGAGAGAGCCCCATGACGACCTCCAAAACGTACTGCCGCGCGGAATACGTGGGCAACGGCGCCCTGTTGATCTGCCCGTACGATTTCTTCATCGGGGCTGCGTCGGAGCTGCGGGTGTACGTGGCCGGGGTGCTGCTGACGCTGGGCGTCCACTACACGGTGTCGGGAGTCGGAAGCGAGGCGGGGGGGAACGTCACGTTTGTGGCGGGCTCCGTCCCGGCGGCGGACGCCGCCATTTTGATTCTCCGGTCCACGGTAGCGGTCCAGCAGACCGACCTCTCCGCCGGCGGGACGTTCTACGAGGATACGATCGAGGAGATGGTAGACAAGCTCACCCGCATGGTGCAGGAGATCAACGAGCGGATGGGGCGGTCCCTGACCCTTTCTCCCGTGTCCACCAAGGAAAACCTCACGGTGCCCGATCCGGCCGCGGGGCAGGCGCTCGTCTGGAAGGACGATCTTACGGGGCTGAAGAATTCCCTCTTTTCGCTGTCGGGGGTTCTCTCCGGAAACTACGATTGGGGGGCGGCCGCCCCGGATCCCGCCGTGGTGGGCGATAACTTCACCCGGTTCAATTCAGCCTTCGAGGTCGGCGGCAATATGGGGTGGGTGACGATCGACGGCGCCGCGTACGCCTGGGGCTTCATTTCCGCGAATCCGGTGTAAGGAGGCATACGATGAAGCGACTCCGCGTCCTGATGGCCCTGCTGTTCCACGTCTCGTTCCTTCCCGCACTCCCTGGGTGGGCGGCACCTCCCGTCGTCTTGGACCTGATCGTCAAGGGAACCCCGTACGTGGACGTGCGCTCGAACATGAGCACGCTCACCTACCTCGCCTGGCTGATCGCTCCATCGCTGACGGATGTCTCCTCGGCGGTGATCACGTCCCTCGCCGACGGGAACAAGACGATTCTGTTTCCGACGAATAAAACCTATAAATTAGGCGGGTCGGCCGGGCTTTACGAGGTGTTCGACAACACGATAATCCAACTGGGCAACGCGACGATCCAACTCGCATCGGACAACGCCACGCACGGACACGGGTTCCGGGTGTTCGGCACTAAAAACATCACGATCTCCGGGGGTACCATCATCGGGGATCGCGCCACGAGATCCTCCGGCGTCGGCATGAACATCCAGGTTACCGGGGGGTTTAGTACCGGCGCAGACAATATTCTGATCGAAAACGTTAAATCAAGGGACGCCTACCTCGACAACTTCAATGTCGGGGGAGGGGCTACTACCTCCAACCGCGTCCGGATCATCAACAGCGACGGGTGGAATGCGCGAAGATGTGCGCTGTCTATAACGGGGAAGGTGGGGTCGGTGCGCGTGGACGGGTTCCGGGGAAGCGGAACGAACGGTTCTTCTCCGGAAGCCGGGTTGGATGTTGAGCCGGACGCCGGTGAATCCACCGAAATCATTGATATCGCCAACAGTGATTTCTACCTCAACACCGGCCCCGGCGTTTATGTGCAGAAGGGGAACGGCATCAGCACAAAGAGGGTTCGACTCTCGAATGTAAATTCGTATCTGAATTCCTCGTATGGGTTCAATTTCAGTGGAGCGTTGTACGGGTCCGGGAGCAATCTGAACGGATGGGAAAACGCAGTGGGGGGCATGGTCTTTACGGATGCGTCGAATTGGGATGTAAACGGCGGTGTGCTGGATAATAACGCGAATAATAATCTTGAAATAAACAGCAGCCACTATTTATATTTAGGCGGAGGGATGCAACTGGTAAATTCCCAAGGTGACGGGGCGGTGGTTCGGGTGAATTCAAGTAATATTACCATGGATGTTAAAATAAAAGGAAGCGCGAACCACGGACTAAACTTAAACGGTGTTTATAACTCCAATATTTCCGCTGATGTGTCTGAATCGCAATTATCGGGAGTATATGCTGCGGCGTTGGATAATTCCACATTAAGGCTTGGATCAATAATAAACAACAACCAAGCGACCGGGGCTAATTTTGGCGCATTACTTGGAGCAGTAAAATACTCAAGGATATACGGTGGTTTATTTAAGGGGGCGCATCAATATCACTTAATAGAAACCAGTTCATCCGTAGGAAACACCATCGAAATGAACGACGTTTCGGACAACGCAGCGATCGCGGGGAAAATCAATATCGGTGGAACGGACACGACCGTCCGTGGAAACAAGCGCGGAACCGGAGCCTCGAACGGCCGCGCTACTCTCGCCAGCGGAACGGTGACGGTCAGCACGAACGAAGTGGTCACGGGGGATTCCATTTCACTGACCCGCGTGGTTGGGGGCGGCACCGGGCGGGGGATGCTGGAAGTCGGAACGATCGTCAACGAGACCTCCTTCGTCATCAATTCCACAGACGCGGCGGGGACGGTAGTGACGACGGATAACTCGGTGGTTTATTGGGAAATACGGCATTAACTTCTAACGGCGGAAAACAAGATCACGGCCCTTGCGAGGGCCGTTTTCTTTTGGGGGAACGATGCGCGAGAACTTTCCGGCGGCGATCGTCAACCTGAAGGAGTGGGAGGGGTTTGCCAGCAACGACCCGTACGACCCGGGCGGCGAGACGGTGTACGGCATCTCCCGCCACTACCACCCGGAGATGTGGGTTGACGGCAAGCCACCGACGTGGGGCCAGGCGGAGGCGTTCTACCTCGCGCTGTGGGTCGCCGGCGGGTGCGACGAGCTCGCATCGCCGGTGGATTGGATCCACTTCGATTCGTGCGTCAACCCCGGGCCGGGGGCTGCAAAGGGATTCCTCATGTGGAGCGCGGAGCACAAGGACCCGAACCGGCAGGCCGTGGAGTACGCGATTCTGCGGATCCGGTACTACCTGAAAACCATTCGCACGAGGCCGACGTCGTTGCGGTACATGTGCGGGTGGACGGACCGGACGCTGGATTTCCTGCAGCGCAGCGTCATCAACACGTGGGACATGGAGCTGCTGTGAGCCACTACTGCCTCTTCGGGATGTGGATGCCGCCGGAGATATTCATCCTGCACCTGGAAATGAGCCGAAAGGAGAGATCCGATGACAAGGGCGACGTTCGTCATGGTGGTGGGGATGATCCTGCTGGCAGGCTTGATCCTTGCGGGGAAGGTCGGGTGGGCGGAGGCGACCCCCGACCCGGTAGCGGGTGAAATCGCGTGGTACTGGGGGAAGGGGTGAGGCGATGACCGATCAAAAAGAGTGGGGCGTCGCGGCGGATCTGCGCAAAATCCTTTCCGACGACAACGGCAATCTCTCGTCCAAGCGCGTCCTGTCGGTGTCGTGGGGGCTGGCCGTACTCGTCGTGTGGTCGTACGTGAGCGTCCGTTCGCGTACGCTCGCCGCGATCCCCTGGGAGGTGTGCGGCACGGTGTTCACCCTGGCCAGCGTCACGGCGGCGGGGAAGTGGGGCGAGAAGCCTCCGCCCCCGGGAACGTAGGAACACGGCATGTGGGAATGGATTACTTCCAGCCGGGCAAACAAGGTGATTGCGGGGGCCATTGCGGTACTCTTGGCCCTTGCCCTGGCCTCCCTTGCCGGCGCGTGGCACTTCCGGGGCCAGATGCAGTCGGCGAAGAAGGCCGAAAAGGTCCAGCAGGAGCGGGCGGACACCCTTGTAAAGGAGGGGGAGGCCAAGGACGCCGCGTTCCGGAAGGCCATCAGCGCGACGGAGCCCGCCCTCCAAAGCGCCCTCGCCGGGGTGCGGGAGGCAAAGGCGAGCCTCGCCCAGGCGGAGGCCGCGCGCCGGGAACTGTGGATCCCGCCGGCGGTCGATAACCTGGCTGCGCGGTTCGACCGGGCCGTGGAGGCGCTGCGATGAGGCATATTCCAAGATATCTCGGGATATGTCTGTTCGCCGTGGTCTTCTTCGCCCCCTTTCCCGCCGGCGCCGCCGACCTCCTGCAGCTCGGCCAGCCTGCCCCCCGGCAGGGGATCCTCCTCGACGTCCAGACGTCGTTTAAGGTGCTGCAGGCCCTCGAGGATTACCCGAAGCTCAAAGAGGAAAGCGCGGCCCTGCGCGCCGTCGTGGCGCGGCACGGGGAACTGGAAGAAATCCGGGTCGAGCGGGAGAAGCTGTACCAGGACAGAATCGCGTTCCTCGAGCTGCAGGCGGAGAAGTGGAAGCAGCTGAACAACGCCTCCCTGCAGTTGGCCCGGGACACCCGGGAGTCGCAGGGTTCCTGGTGGGACAAGTTCCGCCGGGACGTGGGTACGTTCTCGCTCGGCGCCGTGTTCGCCATCGGGGTGGCGGCGGCGATCGCGTTCTGACTCGTTGGTGAAATAACCGAAGGGCGGACACCCTCATGCACGATATCAACGAGTCCTACGATTCCGAGGGGAAGTTCATACCGCGTCGGGGGAAAGTGATGCCTACTGGTTTTTCCAACGAACAAATGATGCACCTGATCCTCGAAGGCCAACAGGGTATCCAGAAGCAACTCGCCCTATTGGTAGAGAAGGTTGACAACGTAACACTTAAGGGGTGCGCTCATCGCCAGGACGACCTTCGGCGGATAGAGGAATTGGAAGGGTGGCGCACTAAGGGCATCATCGGCATCATCGGATTGGCGATCAGTACTGCAATTGCGTTCATCACGGGGCATAAATAGCCCCGAGTGCCGGGATTGCCCCGCCCGTAGCGCAGGGCTGCGCCTGTGCCACGATCCGGACCTCCGACGAGCCGTAGGGAGGGAGCGGGACGTGGTACGAGCAGCTATTCACCGCTGGGAAGTGGGTCGGGCTGGGGATCCTCGTCGGGTTTGCGGCGGAAATTGGAAGGTAGGCACTCCCCCCCGGGGGGCCGGGAGCTTATCCCCCCGGGAGGGCCGCCCCGCTGGCACGGGGCTGAAGGCTGCATATCATGGATCGCATTCCAACTTCAAACACGGTGCTCGACACGGATACGTGAGGCTGGCCCGCCCCCCTCGTTCATTCTCCCCCGTCCCGCGCACGCTGTACGGCCCGCTTGCTACGAAGTGGATCTCCTACGACCTCGGACAGGGCTGGGCCCGGGGATACCGGAATTCGCACGTAAAGGCCCCTGTGGGCGATGTGTCATCCCTGTGTCATTTTGGGGGCACTTTTCGAGCGATACCGCACGACGCCGCACGAATCGGCAACATACAACTATGTGATTTCTTGGTAAGTCGTGGAGCCGGCGGTCGGGATTGAACCGACGACCTGCTGATTACGAAACAACAGGACATGATTTCTGAATTTCTTCTATTTCAGCAAGTTGCCTTATGATATTTTCCTTCTGTGTCATCTTTGTGTCATAGGGTGGAATAGTAATACGTTTTACATGCGTCGGTTTCCAGTTCTTTGGGTCTGCCACCATAGACTTTAATTCCTGGAACAGTATTGATCTTTCATGGTAATACAAGTGTTTCCGTGAAAGAAAGTCTGCCATCCTGTGGCAAGTAGGGCACAACAACAGCATGTTATTCATATTTGATTCACCACCCCACTTAACTGGGAGAACATGATGGTAATCAAGCATAAATATATCGGTTTCTTCGTGTATATACTTCGGCGGCTTCCAATCGCATATTTCACAGGAATCAAATCCCGCCTCCCTTAATCCCTTCTTAAGTTTAATCTCAACGTGTTTCCTCTTTCGCTGAACCTTCTCATTCGTTACCCCATTTACAGTAAACCTGTGTCGCGATCTCTTGTCGTAAAACTTTGGGTCATTCGGATCCCATGGGTCCATGCCGTTACCCCGCCTTTTCCTTCTGGATTTCCGCCGTGTCACCGAGCCGGGCCAACATTTCGCGCAAATGCTCCTGCGTGACGTGCGTGTAGCGGTCCGCCATCTCCTTCGTCGACCACCCCAGGAGCGCCATCCGAGCGTCCGGGGTGATCCCCGCCATGGCCGAGCGGGTAGAGAAGGCGTGCCGGAGGTGGTGAAGGTCGAGGTCCCGGTGGCCGGCGAGGTCCGCCGCCCTCCGGAAGTACCGTGTGACCGTATCGGCGTTCCTCCACCGCGGGAAGAGGTACTCCTTCGGCTTTCCCCGGGCCCCCAGGAGCGCCAGGATCTCGGGCGACAAGGGGAAGGTCCGGTGCTTCCTTCCCTTCCCGATGATCTTCAGGTCGTCGGGCCCCACCTGCTCCCACTTCATCCGCACGAGCTCCCGCCGGCGCATCCCCGTCATCCAGTAGACCCGCAGCATCCGCCCGAAATCTTCGTCCGCAGCCGCCGTGATGATCTCCTCGAGGATATCCGGGGTGATGTACCGGGGCGTCTCCGGCTCCTTCGCCGACTCGTGCATCGTCCCGTAGGGGCGCCGGCGACGCTTCGGGAACGGATTCTTCCGGAGGTAGCCGAGCTCCGCGGCCAGGGAAAAAGCGGCGGACAGGTGCCCGAACCACGTCTTGACGCTCCCCTCGGCGACTCCCCGGAGCAGGTCGACCCGGAGGTCCTGGACGTGATCCGGCCGGATCGTGTGGAGGAGGCGGTCCTTGCCGAAGAAGGCAATCGCGCGGTCGAAGGCCATCTTATCGGCCCGGAGGGTGTCGGGGGAGTACCCCTTACGGGAGGCGAGGTATTCGTCCCGATACCGCTCGAGGGGTTTGCGGACCTTCCCGCCCAGGGTGGCGACCTGGTCCTCGAGAGAGAGGCTGCTGGCGGCGTTGAACAGGAGTTCGGCCCGCTCGGGATCCTGCGTCTTCAGGGAACGTCGACGCTGGCCGTCCCGGAGGTAGAAGTACCCGTCTCGCGGATTTCTCCAAAGGTGGAGCACGAGGCGAAGTTTACCCGCGGAGGGAATCAAGCGCAACCTTTGCCTGACGGTGGGGCTCTTCGAGGAAGGCGTCGATCGACTCCCGGGAGACGACCCACTTCTTCCCGACGTGCCTCCCGCGGATCTTCCCCTGGTGGAGGAGCTGCCGGATCGTGTGGTGGCCGAGCCGGGAGTAGAGGCACGCCTCCTTGAAGGTCATCCAGACGGGGAGGGGGGCGTTCATCCGAACAACTCCTCGGAGGCTCGGAGGTCGGACTTGCTGCCGGTCACCAGCTCGAGCGTCCGGAGGCGTCCGAGATACGTTGAAAACGTCCCGCTGCCGGCGGAAAGTTCCGCGGCCTCTCCCAGTTCCTCGGCGGCCGTGGCGCGCGGATACCGATCGGCAAGGACCCGGAGCATCCGGGCGGCGCCGGAGTTGCCGAGCTGCCCGAGCCAGTATTCGAGGAGGTCCCGCCCCTCGGGCAGGGGATCATGCGATCCAATGGCCGCGCGCCCCGCCTCGGTGATCTCGATCCGGTCCCGGCTCCCGTTGATCCAGCCGCTCGATCGAGCCCGGCCGAGGTAGGTGCTGAAGGTGCCGCTCTTGCTCGACAAGCCGGCGCGGAGCCCCAGCTGCCGGGCCGTCAGGCCGTTCCGCTGCGCCAGGGCGATCAGCATCCGCTTCAGGCCGGACTCGCCGAGGGAGGCCGACGGGAATACCCGTTGACCTTCCGGCGCGCGGTGTTTTTCAAGGGGAATCGGGCGTTCCGGCAACTTGCTTCTTTCGGCAAACTGCCCCGGATGCTTGAGCGCTGCCCCCATAACTGACCTGGCCAGCCCCTCGATTTCGGTCAGCCATCGACAGCCGTTCTCGGCCATTTCGGCGAGGCGCTTTATTTCCGGAGCGTACCGCGCGCGGTCCTCCCGAACCGCCGCCTCCCGTATCCGTGCGATTTCCTCCGGCCCGGGGTGGACGATCGCCGGCGCCGCCTTCGCCTTCCGCAGCTCTCCCTCGAGGACGGCGATCCGCCGGCGTAGCTCCTTCGGATCCTCGGCCTTCGCCTTCTCGATCATCTCCGCCAGGTCCGTCCGGAGCGCCTCGACGTCGACGGCGGACAGGCTAGCCGCCCGGGCGGCCTTGCCTACCTCGGGGGTGGCGGAGGCGTCGAACGTCTCCTTCTTCGCAAACTGGACCCGCTTGTAGATCCGCAGCCAGGCCGGGGACCAGACGTACCCTTCCCCGCGGCCAAGGGAGGGGAGCTCGCCGACCAGGCTGCGGTCCGCGCCCGCCTCCTGGACCCATCCCTCGAGGGCCTTCCGCTCGTGGGGCCCGGTCACCTGGAGGACGAACAGGCACTCGACCTGGTTGAGCGCGTTCTTGTTCACCGACTGCGGCCGCTGCGTGACGAGGGTGCAGCCGATCCCGTAGTTCCGGCCGAGCCGGACGATGTGCTCGTACGCCCCGACCATCCGCGCCTCGTCGTGTCCGACCCGCTCCGGGATGAGGAGCTGCGCCTCTTCGACGAACAGGTGCATGGCGGTCCGCTGCTTCTTCTTCAGGTGGAGCAGCTCCTCGGCGAACTCCCAGGAGAACCGCTTCCGCTCGTGGATCCGGAAGCTCGAGATGTCGAGGACGGCGGAGATGTTCTTCTCGACGATCAGCTTCGCCAGCCGGGGCCCGCTCTCCGGGGCGATCGGCACGTCGCCGTGGTCGCCGCCCAGGACGAAGATCTCCTTCCCCTTCGACTTCCCGTCGGCGCCGACCCTCAAGCCCCACCAGTTCCCCACGACGTCCAGGCAGACCACCTGCGCGCCGGCGTCGAGCATCTGCTCGGCCATCATCGTGGCGAGGTAGGTTTTCCCTGCGCCCTTCCGGCCGATCGCGCCGAAGGTCTGCGTGACGCAATCCAGGGGGAGGGACAAGCCGGAGGCGATGCGGATGGTCATTTCTTTCCCCGGATGGCGGAGGCGCGATCACGGCACGCCGCATCCCACCCTTTTCCGTATTCTGATTCTTCGCCGCATTCCCCGCCGGGGAATACCACCTTCGCGCAGTCCTCCCGCACGGCTTTCCCGAAGGCGTCGATGAGTTTGTTCGATTCGTTCAAGTTTGCGCGATACTTGGCGTTGTCGATAATCCACGACTTCAACTCCCGTTCTTCCATCATCTTCATTTTCCCAGTGCGGCGGCGAGATGCCACCGCATGTTCTTTCGGATGGCTTCCGGGAACGTGACCACATTCGTGTGGCCTCCCGGCCGGTCCTCCCAGTCGTGGTACGCTTCGATGCAGTCCTCTTTCACGGCCTTGATGAGCGCACCTATCTTCAACGAGACGGACCGCCTCATCGCCGGGTTCGGCACAGCCACGCGGATCTGATCCCTGAGCGCCTTCTCCTCTTTCGTCATCTTCCCCTCCTGACTCCCTGGTATTGTCTCCCCGGCCTCTTGCCGGTCAGCTTGTCCTCGAAGCTCTTACATGCTGGATGCTCCGTCGGCAACTTCACTTCCCGGTCGAACCTCTCCTTCGAGAGCTTGCACCGCCCGATGTTCTCCACCTTCCGGTCGGGGAGTACGTAGTAGGAGCACTGGCGGCAGACGCGGGTCATTTTTGGCCCCTGATGGCTGAGCCCACACATTGAGCAACCGCTTGAGCTGTGTTAGCGTCTGTGCCGCGCTTCAGGCATTCGAGCGCCTCGTTGTACCCCGCCTTCGCATCCTTTTCTTTCTGTTCCCCTCTGGCCTCCCGAAGAAGGCGGGAAAGGTCTTGCCGGAACTCCTTGGCC